TCAGCATCCGGTATTACCTTATCTAGTATCTTTGTTACTGGCTGTATAAGCGCACTGATGATTGACATTACTTCTTTCCTCTAAGTTCCATAACTGTGTCGGACTCCCAAATACGAAGTCCCATCCACACGATTGTAAACAATGAAGCCACTGGCGGTAACCAAGCAGCTAAGGATAACACCCCTGTTGACACTGCTGCTATGTCCATTATTTCCTTAGTTTCCTCTACCATGATAAAATCCCTTTAAGTTATAGTAGCATAGACAGGTATAAAACCAAGACTAATGCCGTCCTCGTTAAATACTTCTATCTTCTTAGTAACCGTGCCTAGTGTCGTAGCTGAAGCAGAGTTACCTACGTGTAGCTTATCATCACTAACTACTCTTTCTGTACCGCCAATGTCACCAGAAACTTTAACCGTAGCGTCTGAGTAGTTCACAGTAAGCTGACTGTTGCTTTCATCCCACTCCCGTATCCCGCCTGCAAAACCCGTAGGGTCATATATAGTACGCCCTACTTCAATAGGATTAAGGCCGTAACCTTCTACAACAGCTTTAGTCATCATTACAGAGACTGTCCCCCTGTGTTCGGGGTAAAAGTTAAACGTGTTCTCTGGTGTTGGTAAAGGCAGTCCTGTAACTGGGTCTGGTGGTGGTATCTGGAAGTCAGTGTACTTACGTAATCCATAGTATACGTAAGACTGAATGAGCTTACCCAAGCCTGTTTCAGTCAGAGGATTACCGTTTACACCTTGTTCACCCGCAGGTACACTACCAATGTTACAGAGAGAGTTGATATGCTCAAATACAATGGGTCGTCCTTTGTAACAACCAAACTCACCAGTAGAGAACTTTAAGGTCTGAGCTTCCAAAGTAGCCTGTCGTGTAAAATGTAATAGCTTCGTATATGCACCTTCTAAGTACAGCTTGTTACATACAAAAGTGGCTCTGTCCATAAGGAAACCACCCGCCGCAAAGATAAACTCAGCGTTAGTTGTCGTTACAGGGCAGACATCTTCAAACGTACCTGCCGTACCGCTGTATGTTGCAATCTTAGTACAGAAGCCTTGTCCGTACGTCTCAGCACCTTTTACTAATACTCTGTCACCTACCGACACGACTCCTGTGGTTGACGTTGTAAAAGCATTACTAGTTGCTGTAGTATTAAACGTGCCTGTAGCTGTAGTTTTACCACCTGCAAAGAAAGCCTCTACGCAGTTAAGGTCAAACGCCTTAGCGTACGAATCTTCAGCACATTTGTTTACTCGTAGGATACCTACAGCACAGTCGTCAAAACCGTTTACATGTTGGAAGTTCCACGCTTGGTAGCACTTAATAATCTCTAAACGTGCAAACCAAGTACGTGTGTACGGCAATACAGGGCCAGTTCCTGTTGTTTTAAAAGGCTGAAAGAATGCTGCGTGTAACTTAGTTACGTACAGGCTTTCAAAGTATCCGTTAAGTGCCTGAATCGGCCCAGTTCCGTCTTGCTGTGTTATAGCAATTAGGTTAGGAACGTAATTTACCTCCCCACCCATAGCGGAAGTACCGCCTACTGAAGACAGTTCAAACAGACCTTCAAAACTAGAGTAACCCATACCTTTAATATCAAACAGCACTCTGTATGTTGGGCCATCGGGGTCATCTGGGTCTACAGGTTGTACAGCCCCAGCTCTGTTTGTAATCTCTGTAAAAGTAGATATACTGTTCTTAGCTTTAAAACCTGCTTTCTCACCACAGAGTAAACGGATAGGAACACCAAATGCTACTGTCTCTGAAACTCCATATACCTTTTCTTCTAGGTCAACAGTACCACCACCGTTAGCCTGAACATCAGCTATCATAGCTTTAATAGCCGTGATGTCGTCAGTAGTTCCATTATCACCGACAGCACCGTAGTCACTAGGTTTAAAAGTTTCAGTTCCAACTAACTTAATTATTTTGTCATCATTGTTTTTTGTGTATAGTTTTTTATCTATAACATTAACAGCTAACTCTCCAACAGACAAATTACTTTCTAAAGGAACATTACCGCCAACTGTACTGTGTTTTGTAATTAATTTAGTAGGCACAATGCCCTCCTATTAAAATGATGCGTCTGTAGTAGACACGTATTCTGTTTTAGCTGACCATGCCGTAGCCGGAGTAGCCGCAGTTCCCTGCACCCTTATAAGCAAATCACCCTCAAATGATAGGAAACTTGCACCGCCCCAAGAGGCAGCTCCACTACTTGTAATGGCGTACTCAGTTGCTGTACTACCTACTTGTGCTAAGGTAACAACTACAACAGGTTCTCCTTCTACTATAACTGTTTCTCTTGATACCTTAAACAACCCTGTAATTTTATAGGCTGCAAACTCAGCGTCGCCTTGTTTAGCTGTGACAGAGGCTGTTACTCTAACTGCTTGGTCAACAACACTTGTATTAAAAGTTTGAAGTGTAACTGCCGCTCCAGTATTGTAAGACTTGGTTCGACTATCTCTTATTGTAACATTCTGATTGGGACTTACAGGGCGAATAAACTGGTTTGTAACCTCGCCTTTATACTGGTTATTCTCTACCGTAATAGTATTGCAATCTGCAAACTCAATACCGTTCCCTGTAACATTGCTTAGAGTGTTGTTGGTAATTAATACATTACTTATCTCAGCGCCTGCTGTTGAACTACTGCTTATCTTAATACCTTTCTTACAACCAGATATAGAATTGTTAGAGATGTTGTAGTTCTCGGTATCAGAATGCCCTTTAACGTGAATGGCAATTAGGGGTTCATATACTCCCGCAGTGAAGGCGCTAAAGTAATCCCACTTAGCAGTTCCGTCAACAATGTCAGTGCCAGTTCCAGAAGGGCCGGTGCCGCTTGTATCTGCTCTTCCTGCCTGAGAGCATTTATAAACATTTCCACCGTTTGACCTTTTATTTCCTAAGCTAACAAGTTCTCCTGCAAGCCAAGGAGTAGGAGACTCTAAACCTGTTATATTGTTGCCCTGTACAATACAATTCGTACCACTCTGAATAACATTAATACCGTACTGGGAGCAGTGGTATATGTTGTTGTTACTAATATTACTATCATCATGTATGGCAGTATTACCGTTAATGCCCCATCGGAACTTTTCAATGTTGTTGCCAGTCACATTAACGCAATCATTCTGGATTCTAATGCCAGAGCCAAAACCATTTACACCTTCTAATGTATTGCCAGTAACCGTTACGTTATATCCGTTATTTCTCTCTGTATCCCCACGGCCTCTACCCTTAACATTAATACCATAGATTTGATTCACATTTAGTGTAGTGGTTCCGTCAGGTAGCTTACCCATACCTGAGATACTGTTGCCAGTGATTGTAGAAAAACGAGCTTTAGTATAAACAGCTGCTGATTCCCCTGCGTAATAAAACTTAATATTGTTAGTTCCTACAGCAGGAGCAGTAGTAAACGTCAGTGTAGTCCCGTCAAGAGTCCAAAGAACATTGTCGTCAGTATTTACTTGCTCAACATCCTTACCTGCAATTACAAGGTATACAGTACACTGCCCTTCATTGAGGTTAGGTTCTGCCACAGTAAATGTCTTGTTACTACCATCACCACTGAAAGTTTCAAAAGTACCTGCCGCACCTATAGTATCAAATGTGTTGCCTGTAATAGCCACTTGTTTACCATAGATAAGCATTACGTTACAGTCAGTACCTGACACAGTGCTAATGTTTCTAAACGTGTTTCCTGTTATGGTAAAGTTTTTCCAGTTATTTTGAAACTCATAAGTGTTGTAACCCACTCTAAGAGGTTTGTCTGCTGTTAAGGTATTAAAGTCACAGTCAGTCACAGTAAAGGTATTCACAGGTCTTTCAAGGCTAATACCACCTCCACAGTTCTTTACAGTTACGTTGTTTAAATAAAACTTATCAACAGTTCCTGACTCAGTTCTTACATTCTTGTATATAAAAGCAAACTCTTCAAAAGACACGCCCGTAACTTCTATACTAGCAAGCGGTTTAATAAACGTGTCTGTTTTGTTTAACCCTTTAAAAGTGCCGGTACCGTACATCTTAAAATCAGTAGACTTAGTAACAACCGTCCAGTTGGGTATGTAGTACACACCTTTAGGAACAAACAAGTCTTTACCTGAGTTAAGAGCGGCTATAACAGCGGTACTATCGTCCGTTACTCCATCGCCTACAGCACCGTAGTCTTTTAAGTTAGCATCGCTACTACCTACAATCTCAACAATAGCATTTGTACCATCTTTTGTAAACAGTTTTCTATCAGCTAAATTAACTGCAAGTTCGCCAACGGCTAAGTCACCAGTACTAGGAACAGTACCGGCAACTGCGTTGCTTTTGGTTATTAAACTAGTAGGCATCAGTCCTCCTCAGTAATTACTTTACTAAAGCCAATAGCGGCTAATCCTGTACTAGGTTTTACGTCTTGGTCTGTAAGAGAGAGATAAACCAAACCGTTGTCAATAAGAGCGTTATAGTAGTCTTGCGGAAAGTTACCTGAACTTATCCAGTACTTTCTAAGACCTTTTTTAAACTCAGTTGTAAACATATCTGTAGATGTTAAATCCTGAGCAAGTTCTTTATTGCCGTTAGTTACGACTATAGTGGCAAATACACTCATTAGATAGTTACTCCTGTTTTACCTGCAATATATGCTTCAGTCGAGGCAATATCGTCAGCGCTAGACAAAACATTTCTAACAACAAGACTGTATATTCTACCGTCTAATTGAAGGCTCGCGCCACCGCTTCTTGCACCTACGTTGAGAGCGTGATTACCAAAGTTACCAGAACCGGGGTTGTTTGTGGTTGAAGCGACCTGTGTACCATCTACTCTAATTGTTGTAACAGGGTCGCCATAGTCGTTTAACGAAGTAACAACGTTTGTTTGTGGGGCGGTATAGTTCGAGGCATTAATATTTAGTGTGCTAGTATTACGGACAGTGTAGCGCCACTTGTCACCTAGGATACTACCGAATCTAAACGCACCTGTAGTCCCTGCCACGTTGTTGGATAGTTCAGCAACCACAGAAGTTTCATCCACTTCTTTTCTAACTCCTGTAAATACAGACATAGAGTCACCAGAACTAAAGTCAATAGAAGATGTTTGGAGTCCATCATCAATACCGTCAAACTCTAGGTAATATAAACCGCCTACGTACTTAAGAGCAGGGCATTTTGCCAGAGTAGTCTGAATTGCATCGTTACCGTTGCCTGACTTATCTACCAGTTTACCTACACGGTTAGCATCAAGAATATCACCTGATGTCCAAGGAACAGTAGCGGTAGTTCCGTCTTGTTGAAATACTGTTGATAAATCGGAAGGGTCATACCAAACACCCTCTTCACCGGAAGCGAAAAGGGCGAGAGGGGTAAAACCACCACGTGCGTTTGTAACGCCTAGTTTGTTTACACCTAATCCATACATGGCTTACACCATTGAGGTTATGTAGGCGGAACCAGTACCGGAAGCTAGGATAACAGAAACAGTATCCCCTGTGAACACATGGACGTACTCAATAGCGTTTGCAG